GTATTATGTTGAAGATAATGTTCTATGGGATGATGCAAAGAGTGGAAAAGTAATTGGCTTCTCTGTTGAAGGATGGTTCGAAAAAAAACAAATTAAAGTTAAAACAAAGATGAGTAAACAAAACAAATCGTTTTTGCAAATCATGAAGGATATGTTTAATGACAATCCTGAGACTGCAACAACAGAAGAAGTTACGTTTTCTGAAGCTACTACCGCAGAAGGTACAGTTGTGTTTTACGAAGGTGAATTAGCAGAAGGCACTTTACTATCTATTGAATTAGATGGTGTTAAAGTTCCTGCGCCTGAAGGAGAACATCAATTGACACTAGAAGATGGTACGGTGAAAGTTGTAACGTTGGATGGTACAGGTGCAATTGTTTCTATTGTAGATGCAATGGAAGAACAACCTGAAGAAGTACCAACAGAATTAAGCAAAGAAGTTGCTGAAGTATTAGCCAAAACCATTCAAGGTGTTGATGCTAAGTTCGCAGAATTTGAAGCAAGATTCACAGCAATTACAAAAGAAAACGAAACCCTAAAAGCGGAAATCGAAACTTTCAAATCTTCAGGAAAGTTCGGTGCAAATCCAAAAAAAGTTGAAGAGCAAAAAACAAAAAGTTATAAAGACTTATTAAAAGAAACAAAATGAAAAAACTAGACAAAATCGTAAAAGACCGATTTGCTTATGATGTATCTGATTTAGCATCATACACTGACGAGCAATCAACTAATATGTTAACTGACTTGGTTTATAATGCAGGGTTAACATCACGTATTTCTGTAATGGAAGGCGTTAAAGGTTCAGAAAAAATTAAATTGTTAGAATCAGCACCAGTTGTTCAAGCGGCTTCATCATGTGGATGGAATGCTTCAGGCGGTATTGTTTTGACAAACGAAACTTTAACAACTGAGCGTGTAAAAATTCAAGAAGAATACTGTAACGAAGACTTAAACGGAACATGGGCGCAATTGATGAATGCGGCAGGTGCTAATCGTCAAGACCAAGAAGCACCATTCTCTGACATCATGGCATCTTACTACGTTAAAAAAGCGGCTAAAGCTAATCAAGATTTGATGTTCAAAGGTGATACAACATCTTTAGTTCCTTCATTGGCACACTATGATGGTTTTATTAAAAAATGGGATGCGGATGCTGATTTGATTACATACACTTCAACCGAGACAGCTTTAGATAACACTAACGCACTTGATGTTGCTTTAGGATTGTACAACGAAATTGACCCTGTATTATTTGATAACGGTGTTAATGTTGAAATTATCGTAGGTCGTGAAACGTTCCGTAAAATTATCGAGCAAAACTACAACGATAACAACTACAATTACACAATTTCAGAAGAAGCAGGTGTTGAGCCTTCATTCATTTTGCCAACTACTAACATTCGAGTTCGTGCTTATTCTCAATTGAATGGAACTTCTAAAATGTATGCAGTACCTTACGACTATATGTTCTTTGGTACAGATTTGGAAGGTGACTTCGAAGGGTTTGAGTTTAAATACAATGAGAATGACGAAAAATTA